CCGGGCGAACAACCCGATCCAACGCCGCATAGGAAGCGTATTTACTGTGCGTTTGTGGATTGTTCAGGTCCGGCGCGACCCGGCCAATAGCAGACTGCGCCCGATTCATCGCCTCGTTGAAGTCCACGAGCGCTTCTCGTTCCCAAGCTGCCGTCTGCAAGGCTGCCATGCGCTCGATTACGTCTATCGCCGCATTGTTCTGTAGGGCAATCGACAACAAGTCGGAGGCTGTGGGCTGCCTCAAATCTGGCGCTGTTAGAACTAGTTCATTTGCTGCCATACTTATCCTCCTCTTTGCCTTTCACTTGATCCTCCAAACGCGAATTCCCTTGGCATCTCGGCGCATGAGAAACTTCTTGCCGGTGCGCTTCTCTATGCTTCTTGCCGAACTGCTGAGAGTGTTCCAAAGTCGCTTTATTTCCACACTCGGGCAGCGGACTAAGAAACTAGGCCCTGTAAGCGGGGAGCCTATAGATACAGCTAAAGACATCCAGGGATATCTAGCTGGGCGTCCTGTGACGCGCACCATGTTTAGCGGCACAGGGACGTTTTGCTCAATCGGCATAACGGTGAAGCTCATATAGCCCTCCCCGCCCACTCCCAAAAGCACTGACACCGCTTCACCGCGCCGAGCTTAGGATCGATCGGCTTCGGCCCGCATTCCTTCGTGCCCGCAGTTTGGCCCGCGAATATCCTCACCCAGCCATCTATGCAGCCATCTTGCTCACAGGCTCGGAAGTCAGTAGTGGCCTTGGTCTTAAAGCCCTCAACCAACTCCCCTATTTGCGCCATCTTAGGGAAGTACAAGCCTGTGCGATTCCACTCAGTGAACGCCGACCGCAATAAACCAATCGGCAATAGCGCCATGAACTCCGCCCAATCTTTCAACTCCTGCTCGGTAAGTTCGCGGGTGAAGTGCTTACTCGCACCCTCCAAAAGTCTCCTCCGCTCCGAAAACGCGGTCGAAGGCCTTTGTGTTTCGTTCGTTTCGTCGCTGCGTTGATGTCTTGTGACCGTCATCGAATGGACCTCCAAAACCATTGCGCTCCCAGTACCGCACGGTAGCACGCCAGTCTTTCATTGAATTTCTGCCCACATGCCAACCGTTTGACGTGTAGTAATCAAGCCATTTGGCCGGATCGACTTGATTCTTTCTTTCTTTGCAATAAGCACTTACTTCCTCTAAAGAAGGTTTTACGAATTGCTTCTTACTGTGTGTAATTGCTTTTATTGGGAGAGATTCCATATCTGACTGTGATTGTGATAGCAGGCCATTTGCAGTGCTTTTGCAGGCGCTTTCCAGTAATTCTCTCCAGTTCTCGGGGCGGTAATCTGTCCTATCCGGTCCCTTGGACGAATTACAAGAGCGACAGAGCGGTTGAAGATTGTCGATTGAATCTGCACCACCCTGGTACAGTGGCACTATGTGATCCTTTACGACATCCTCAGCGCTACACTTAAGGCATTTGTAACCACATATTTCTAAAAGCATTACCCATTCTTCTTCGATATGAGTGCCAATCATTCGGGCATTCGCCAAGCGGCGTCCGCGCGGCGTCACCGACCGCGAAGTAGTGGCATCTTTCCCCCATTTCTTAGCTGCGGCTGCGCGCCGCGCGCCCGATATCAATTCAGCCTTTTCAAGCTCTTCGTCAATTCGAGCGTTGTGCCATCCATCACTTCGCAGTTCGAAGAAGTACTTCAACACCGCATCGACTGCAGTGTCTTCGTAGCCTGCAAAACTCCTGCAAATGCGCTGCAAACTTAGCCTGTCTGCCGGAATCGGCTTCCGAGTCGCGTAATAGTGCAGTAGCAGAAGCAAGTAAGCTCCATGCTGGCCTTGAGTTAAATGACCAGTTTTTGCCAAATAATCAGCCACGTACAGCGGGAACCACGGATTTTTCACTAGACACCCTGGGACGCCCTACTACTGAAACCAACGCAAGAACAAACAAAGCCCTACTGCAATTCCAAGAACTAACAGCGCAAAGATACGATCCCGCCAAGTTGCTCGCTGCCTATCGGCCAATCTTTGATCTGCGAAATCTCGCATGTACTCCGCATAGGCAGAGAGGCGGTCGCACTCTTCTAAAGCTCTGGGACGAGCGGTTCTCATAACTGAGCCTCAAGTTCATCAATAACCTGCGCATACTTCTCGTGCACAAATCGGCAAGGCTCACACAGAATGTGCGCCGCCCCACATTTAGGACACCACGAATTTCTGTATGGACTATCTTTGAAAACATCGCCACAATCGTCGCAGACGAAAGACATCTCGTTATTTTCCCAGCACACGCTCATAAGTCAGTCCTCAATTCATCCGCTTGTTATGTTTGGCCCGAAATAAATCGTTCTCCGTCCAAGTAACCGTTCTCGGCGACTTCGGTACTTATGTTGGTGGGCTGTATGGGTTTGGCGGCATTGTCTGCACCGTGCCCCCCCTAGTCCCCGCCGTATTCCGCAGCTAACGCATAAGTCCTTATCCTTCAATCGGCGATAGCGCTGCTTTAGATATTTAGACCTGTTGCCCATAAAGTCAGTCCTCAACCAATTCCAACTCCCGCACGTGATAACGCCAACCTGGGTTTTGCTGATTAAGTACGGCAATCTCGCCGCGGGCCTCTGCCTTGACACGAAAAGCCTTTAGCGGTAATTCAGACGAGCTGTAGACGCGCTCGACTACGTAGATCGTGCTCATAGCTCACCTACTCGATATAGTGCTCATCACACAGATACTTTCCTGCACTGCATTGCTTTCCGCACAGCGAGCCTTCATCTTCGGCATGGCGAGTCAGAAGGGCTTCGCATCTGTGCAGCGTTTCAGTAAAGAATTGCCCTTCGATATACAGCGGCTGCCCTTTCTCGAATCTGTACGGGTAGGGGCAGGCCGCATCGTATCCTCGGTGATCGCCAAGCTTGCAACCACAACCTCCGCAAATCTTGGCGAGTTCTTTCTGCTTTTGTTGAACTAGCAGGAACGCCACAAGAGCGTCCATGCGTTCGCATTGTTCTTGTAGATCAGCGATCAACGTCCCTGTGTAGCTCATAGCCCCTACTCCTTTGGGTGATTTTTCTTTGTCCGGTCTATCTCGCCTAGGCGTCCATTGCAGTAACCAACAGCCCCGCAAAGTAAGCCCAAAACGACAGCGCCAAACGTAATTAAGCAGAAGAGATCACCTGAACTCATGCAGTCTCCTTATCTGGGAAATGGAGGAGCGGGGCGGACTGAGTTGACCGGGGGTTGCTGGGCAGTTCCGCCCCACTATCCGCGAGGGATGGGGGTGTCGTCGCGGAATCTTTTTTGGGAATTTCGGGCTTGAGATTGCCGACCGCATCAAACCACTGCGAGTATTCGGCGGCTAGTTTGGCTTTGCGTTCCGCAACGCGTTTTGGCCAAACTTTTGAGTCGGCACAGCCATGAACTACATAGCTTGCGGCATTATGTGGTTCAGTGTTGCCCCGACTGGCTAACGTCAAGCAAATGAATGCTAAAGTCATAATCTGTTATTTACTGGTGTGTATTAGGGGTGCGCGATCTGCGCGGCTAGGGATGTAATGCCCCTGACGAACTCGTTCCTCAAGCCGTCTAGAGGCTTCCAGCTGCTTGCATTTAGGGCAGCAGTATTTTTGTGTGCGCGGCTTAGGAAGAAACGTGTTCTTGCAATCCCTCGCAGCGCATTCCATACGGTTGGGCATGACTCAGGAATTATTGCCCAAGCGCTTGGAAGATGCAAGAAAATAATTACGACTTTATTGTCAATACCCACAAGCACTTACGGGCAATGCCTTAGAAAAGCTGCGAATCGCGGCGTTAATAGGACACTTTTCGCAATTTAGACACAGTCTGTAGAAAAAGCGTCTTATCTACCAAATTTCACTTGCAATCTATGTAAATTTGGAGTATTGCTAAAAACGTCCCACGGTCGTAAGGCCGTCAATCTGCACCACCCGAACGTTGCACCAGTCCGCCTGATGCAATTTCAAGCCTACCTCCAAGGCCCTCTCCCAGAAAAGGCACCGCACAGGATTTCCCATGTGCTTGCGCTAGAAGCCGTTAAACGCGGACTAGCGCGTAAAGTCGGCCTTCGCGCGATCCAGATCACAAGTGGCATGAGCATCAGGCAGGTGAAGGAATATCTGCGCGGCTCGGGTGTGTTGAATCCACCGACTTACCACTGCCTGCCCTACACCTACCCGCTTCCTGCGGCGATCTTGGAGCGTTATCAATGAGTTGGGGCGATCATCTTTCGCTTGAAGAACTCTGCGAGCTGCTGAAGCTGTCGGAGATGTACTGCGACACCGTAGCTTTGGCGATCGTTCAAAAGCGCGCGGCTGACAATGCAGCAGACACGAAACCAGCAGGCCTGGAATAACTTCCGCATCAAGCTGCAGCCGAACCAGGCAGAGTTTATGCGTTACGACCGCTACAAGCTTTGGTGTGAGCGCAATGAAGTCACCCCGGCGAGTTTGGAAGCGTGGCAGACGGTAATGAAGTCGATCCGCGAGTATTGAATGTGGATGTGCATTCTGCCACTGACTTTGCACGAGATACGGCCTCTGCTGTCGTTGGTGGGATTATTCTTATGGCTATCGGCGGGGGTATTGCTATGTTTCGCCATTTTCGAGAACGCCTCAGCCGTCATGGACACGAAATCCGTCACACGCAAGAAAAGACAGACGTTAAACCCTTCTACCCCGAATACCCCGCAGACAAGCTATGAAACTCCTGAGTCTTGGCCTAATAGCGCTCTACCTTGGACTGGCAACGGTGGGCTGCGCAGCGAAAAGGCAAGTGGGGACTAATCTCCTGATCGCTCCGGAGTGCTTGAAGAAGCCTATTGAGATGTTGGGCTGCGATCAAATGAATCCGCCAAAGTGCCGCAAAGCGTCGATCTCATATAAGAAGGGCTGTGAAGTCATTGAGGCTGCAAAGTGAGCGAGACCGTAGGCGCAAAGCTCAAGATTAAGAAGCTCAATACGAGCGACGATTTCTTGACGCCGCCGCACATTATAGCAGCAATGGGTGAATTCGACCTCGATCCGTGCGCATCTCGTAGACAAATAAAGCCTTTGGCTAAGATCGAATACCGCTATCCTGACGACAATTGCCTCATGCTTCCGTGGAATGGTGACGTATTTTGCAATCCGCCATTTTCAGAGCTGCAGGCGTGGGTAGATCGCTTCATCTTGCACGGTAAAGGGGTGTTGCTCGTCCCGGCGCGCGTGGAAGTCTCGTGGTTCTGGAAGTTATGGCATAACGCGACGGCCATTTTTTTCACGAAAGGCCCAGTCAAATACATCTGCCCAGAAGGGAAAGCCCCCCCCGGTTTTTCGGTGGGGCATTCTGCGCGATGGGAGAGCGCAATGCCCAAAGGCTTAGCGATATCCCGCTTAGGGGAGTGTTGGTGCGCACAAGGTTGATTAAGTGAGCTACGAAAGGCTTAGTCCGCGGCAGAAGCAGGCTGTAGACCTGCTGTTCTCAAGAGAGCGCCAACCGCGGAATACGATTGCACATTTAGCTCAGAGAATGCGAATCAGCGAAAACACAGTGAAGCAAGCGCTTTCAAAAGCTGCCGCAAAATATGGCATTCAAAGCAACTTATACATTCCAAGCGTGCGTTTAGTTTACCTGCGGGCGAAAGAGTTGGGGATGCTATGAGAATAGCCATTGCAACGCTCATAATTGTGTTCCTGATGAGCTTGACCGCACATCCGACTTCCGGCGAACGGCGTACAAAGCTCTATCCCGGCAGTTGTCCGAACGGTGAATCCTGGTACTTGGTCGATTCCGACTCAGACAGTGTCACGGTTGGCTGCTTTGATCCAGATTACAGCGAGCCGCAATGAAGATTCCATTTGATGCATATCAATTCCTTTTCGTCCCGACTGGACAGCAATTACTGTCATTTAACCGACGAGTACACCTCGGATATGACAGCAACGGTGAGTCGATATACGGCTGGGCAAAGATCACGGCAGCGGTAAGAGATATCTGGAAACTGGTCTATGAAAACGCGCGAATCAATTGAGGCGCAGTCGGTGGATTCAGCGAGCGCTGCACCGAGGAAGCGCAGCCCGAACTCGCTGAAGAACTTAGTCGCTCCCTGGAAGCCAGGTCAAAGCGGTAATCCCGCCGGCAGGCCAAAACAGGATATGTCCCAAGTCATTGCAAGGGCGATATTTGAGAAGAATCCCGAGTTGATCTACAAGGCATATGCGACGTTGCTGATGAAGGGCAGTGCGTTTGGCTTCCAGGTAGTGGCTGAGCGGGCCTTTGGAAAACTGAAAGAAACCCGCGATACCGGCAGTGATTTCAACGAAGTGCCGGACAATGACATACAGGCCGAAATAGACAAACTCTATGCCCGACTTGGACTTAAGAGAGCGGCTGACGCTGCTGCAGAGGCTGGAATCGCTACAGCAAGAGCAGAAAAGGCGAATGGAGCGGCGAAAGATCACGACGTATTACCCCGATGAAGGGCCGCTACGACGTGAACTCTATCCAAAGCACTGTGAATTCTTCGCAGCAGGGCCGAAGTACCGTGAAAGGCTCATCCTGGCCGCCAATCGTGTCGGCAAGACTGAAGGCGTCGGCGGGTATGAACTTGCACTCCACCTTAGTGGTCAGTATCCCGCATGGTGGAAGGGTCGAACTTTTACGAGACCCATCAGCGCATGGGCTGCAGGTGATACAGGTATCACCGTCAGAGACATCATTCAAAAGAAGTTACTTGGCCCCGTTGGGAATTGGGGTACGGGTCTCATCAATGGAGACTCGATCCTTCGGACTGTCCGATCCAGTGGTATCGCGGACAAACTGGATTCAGTTTTCATTAAGCACGCCTCCGGTGGCACGTCCACGTTGGTTCTCAAGTCTTATGACCAACGCCGCGAATCGTTTCAAGGCACCGAGCAGGATGTTATTTGGCTGGATGAGGAGCCGCCATTAGACATCTACACGGAATGCCTGATGCGAACCATGACCAACAACGGGATGATAATGTTGACCTTCACGCCATTGCAGGGGATGAGCGCGGTAGTGTTGGCTTTCCTGAAGGGCGGGAGGTTGCCTGAATAATGCCCTACGCTTCCAAGGCAGATGCCGCGAACTGGCTTAAACGTTGGAAAGCAGCCAATCCTGACAAGGTTAAGGCCGCGCAGCGGCGACACAACAAAACAGCCAAAAGGAAGTCAGCGACTCTACGCGCGCGCTACGGGATCACGCTCCAGCAGTACCTGGACTATTACAAGCGCCAAGGCGGAAAATGCGCGATCTGCAGCAAGTTCCAAGAGATGTTGCACATTGACCACAATCATACAACCGGGAGCTTTCGAGGTTTGCTGTGCGGCTTTTGTAATCGTGGCCTCGGCATGTTCTACGAGCGCAAGGAATTCCTTGAGCAGGCCATCCAGTATCTGAAGACGCATGCCAGCAGTTAGCGACACCAAATATGTCGTGATGCTCACATGGGACGACGCCCCCCATCTCAGTGAAGAATCCAAGAAAGAGCTTTGGAATTCAATTCCCCCGTATCAAAGGGATGCCCGATCTAAGGGTATTCCTCAATTGGGGAGCGGTGCAATCTACCCTGTGCCAGAGTCCGATCTCCTCGTCGCACCCTTCGAAGTGCCAGTACATTGGCCTCGTGGCTATGGAATGGATGTGGGATGGAACTTCACGGCTGCAGTCTGGGGTGCCCACGATCGAGAGAACGACGTTTTATATCTAACGCATGAATATAAGCGTAGCCAAGCCGAGCCCAGCGTACACGTTCATGGTGTCCGAGCGCCCGGTGAATGGATACCGGGCTTTATTGATCCTGCTTCCCGAGGACGTGCTCAAGCGGATGGCCGTCAACTGCTTTACGATTACAGCCAACTCGGGCTCAAGCTCAGTCTTGCTGACAATGGAGTTGAATCCGGGCTGTACTCGGTTTGGAACCGCCTGAGTACGGGCAGGCTGAAGGTCTTTCGCAATATGACGAAGTGGCTGGAGGAATTCAGGCTGTACCGGCGCGACGACCACGGCAAAGTGGTGAAAGAGAACGATCACTTAATGGACTCAACTAGGTACCTCGAAAGCCGAGTCCCGCAGATGCAATTGAAGCCCTTTGAGGCGCCACTAAACGACGCGCGCGCCCCGCGAATCGGAGTCTGGTCTTAATGGCAAAACTGACAGCAGCCGCACGTAAGCGTATCCCGTCGAGCGAGTTCGGGTTACCGGGCTCGCACAAATACCCAATGCCTGACCGATCGCACGCTTCCAATGCGAAGGCCCGCGCAACCCAGATGGTGCACAAGGGCAAGCTGTCACCGGCCAGCGCCGCAAAGATCAGGGCTAAGGCGAATCGCATTCTTGGCGGCTAAGCTTCAACGGCAGGAGAAAGCCCCCTAACGGGCTTTCCTTACCCGTGGCGGGACCATAGCGTGACACACCGCCGAAATACCAAACGAAGAGACGGCATCCTGCCGTTGGAGACGTTAAATGGCTAAATATGCAGAGGTATTAGAGCACAACGCCGCAATGAAGCGCAGTGGCGGCAAGAAGGAACTAAGGGGCATTTCGATTGAGAAAGCGGAGAATGGCGGGCACATTGTGGAGCACCGGTTTAATAGCGGCGATGGGCCATATCACGAGCCCGAGCAGCACGTATTTGGCATCGGCGATGGCAAGAAGCTGCTTGCGCATGTTGCTAAGCATATGAATATCAAGGTTTCTGAAGAGCACGGCGCAGAAAGCCAAGAGCCAGAGGAAATTTGAACTCCAAGGAAAAGCGCCAGTTAGAAACCGAACTGGTGAAGATGGGCTTGGCGGGGCTGGCCTCAAACGGAGATCCCAGCCCTGAACTTGTGCAGCAAATTGCCGCAATCGTAAACAATTGGCCGGGAGCAACGAATCGGCATGGTGAATGGATCGATAAGCATAAATACCTGCGGGACTTATTCGGGGAGTGCGATCAGGCCGATCGCAGCGACATGTACATGGCCCTGGTGCCACACCTGAAGTTCAAGGTAAAGTCTCTGTCTCACTATGAGACGATGCTGGCCGAGCGAATCGGAAATCTGGTGAGTAAGCGGGCTGCGTCGGTGACTGGTGATAAGCCGAAGCCCATTGAAGTGGGCAATAGCAAGTACGCGGCGGCACCTAAAGCAATCGCAACCCATGCGATCGCCACATTACGCTGCCATCGCTGCCCCAAGACGGAGCAATTTGTCGCCGATACCCCAGCGGGAGCAATGATTGCTGCCAGAACCGCAGGATGGACGCGCGAGGCTGGAATCAACAAAGAAGCCTGCCCCGATTGCTCTACGGCCGTTGCGGAGACGGTAATCCGCCTCTCGCGCACTGAGACGTTGGCTGTATATGACCGCAGGGCTGGGAGGCTTGATGCCTTGGACTGAAGTTATGCACAAGTGGAAGGCAGGGAAGCTTAAGTCTGGCGGCTCAGGCAAGACTGTGAAGTCCCAGAAGCAGGCCGTTGCTATCATGCTCTCAGAAAAGCGCGAATCTGCTAACAAACCGGAATATCGCGGCTCTGCCTCAAATTACAAGCATTACCGTCCGAAGCGCAAGGTAATGAAGCGCACGTTCTGACTTGCCCCGCACAGACAAAGAATCCGCTCTGGAAGAGCGCCTTAAGCGAATCCGCGAGGATTATGCCTACTGCCGTGCCTACTGGCACAGAAACTACGAAGAAGCCGCTAAAGACGTTGACTGCATCGCCGCCATCCCGCCCAAAGACTTCACTGACGACCGCTCAGGGCGTCCGTGCATTTGGCCGGACGAAACAAGCCAATACGTTAACCAGGCAAATAACAACCTGCGGCAGAACAAACGATCCATCAAGCTCTCGCCTAAAAGTGAAGAAGCCACAGACCAAGACGCTGAACACCGGCAAGCTTACATACGGGGAATCGAGGACGCATCGAAGGCCCAATCCATTTATACGACTGGTTACGAATCAGCCGTGCAATGCGCATTCGGCGCATGGCGGCTTACCACGGTTATCACAGGCTCTAAGGGAGAGCAGGAGCCCCGCCTTAAGCGAATTCCTAATTGGGCGACTGTTTACTTTGATCCCGACGCCAAGGAAGCGGACTTCTCAGACCAAAGCATCTGCTTCGTCATCGACTCAATGCGGGAAACAACGTTCGCCCGCCGCTACCCAAAAGCTGAGAAAAAGAGCTTCACTGCAGAAGATCGCAATGTCGCGCCGGACTTCCTGAATGGCGGAAATGTCACCGTCGCCGAGTACTGGACGCGCGAAGAGATTGACGAGAGCGACGGCGAAAAGACTTACAAAGTGAAGCAAGAGATTACAAACGGCGTGGAAATCCTTGAAACGCATGAGTGGTTAGGCTCGTGGATTCCGATTATCGGCGTATTTGGCAAGGAGCTTTACGTAAAAGAGGGCGGACAGTCGAAGCGCATGTTCTTCTCGATGATCCGCACCGGCAGGCCAGCTCAACAGATGATGGCCTATATCGCTTCACAGGAAGCTGAAGAGTTCGGCCAAATGCCGCGGGCGTCGTGGGTTGGTTTCAAAGGCACCTTCGCCCATGCTGAAAAGAGTTGGGACATTGCCCATAGAACGCCGGTTGCTCGATTGGAAGCGGTGGTGCCGACTGATTGGCGCACTGAGTGGGGTGTGCCGCCGCTTCCAACCCGTCCGCAGTTCATGCCCAACCCTCAGCCCTATGAGATGGCTTATGAGCGGTGGAGGCGATCACATCAGGCGGCTGTAGCTGGCACTCCACTGCCGACAGACGCCCAGAAGATGAATGACAAATCCGGAATCGCCCTTGAGCGAATTGAAAATGCCGGAATGCTTGGCAACTTCCATTTTCTGGATAACTTCGGTCGAGCGCTGAGCAATACGGGCGTGCAAATGAACGAGCTGATTACAAAACTGGCGGAAACCGACTCCCTGCCTAAGAATCTGCTCGGCAAGGATCCGAAGGGCGAAGATATGCCTCTACAGGTCATGGCGAAGGGCTCCGTACCGCCTGAATCATCCGAAGCCGTCCCTGAGGCTAACTACTTCTTCGCTCACCGCGGCAAGTTTACCGTCACGATCTCAGA